AAATATCGAGGGATCATTGAATGGTGCAATACAGTTATCAATAGGTGCGGGCACTGCGATTGTAATGGTCGCTGTCATGCCGGCGAGTTCGTCTTGATACTTCTCTTTGAATGGAGTATAGTTAATCCCTGTGAGTTGTACTTCTGGCTGATCACTGTAATAGTAGTAGAGTTGACTTAAGATATCATCAATGTACTGTTGGCACTGTGATTGTATCGTAATGTAGTTGTCGTATTGGTCACCCTCTTCAGGTCTTGCCATGTCCATCACTATCATGTTAAATGAGTAGTTCATTACCGGGCCAGTACGTTGACTAGTCTGTGGTAAGAGGAACAGATACGGGTAGTCTACTCCCTGTTCTTCGGGTCCTAATTGTGATTGTGTCTTCAGATCAGTCAGCTGGCCGTACCCAAAGTCTTTTAGCATTAGGTGGTCATTGGTTACAGTTCTAAATCTGTTTATGATTTCTTTATACGTCATCTCTTTTTGTTTCTTATTTTACGGGCCTCTTGAGCCTCTTTCATATCTTTCTCTTTCTTCATCTGCATGAAGGTTAACATCTTATGTAGTGGTTGGTCTGTGATGCTATCCATCTTTAGTACGTCCCAACCGGCCAGTTCGCATATGACTGTGTACCACCCTCGGCTGACCTCCTTAGGATTATATACCTCACCGGGTAAGTCCGACTCTTGCCTCTCCTCGTTAATCCCAAATAAATCTGCATATTGTTTGTATATAGTTGTTCTCCATGTTATGTATTGCTCTATCACTGCTAGCGCTTGATCGGCCCACGGTGTGTCTACCTCTAAGACGGCTAAGATCTTCCTAATGTTCTTCTCAATACCTAATGAGAGGTAACAGTCTAGATCTATGAACTGCCCGAAGTTTAGTGTTGTATAATCGGGTTGATGTGCTAGAGTACGCGCATTACATGCAGCGGTTAAGAAGCCCATGAATAGTTGCATTGAATCAGGGTCTGCATTATTAAAGTCTGCAGCTCTGTAAGTACTGATAGACTCAATGATCCACGGCCAGTGTGCTTCGTTTTCAAATTGCCACTTCTGTAGATCTTGCCACTCATCAATGGTAACCCTAGTAGGGATCGCCCATTGCTTACCGTTAAACTTTGCTTTTACTGCCATATACTATTAAATATAAATTAGGGTTAATATGAATTACAACGAGCCTAGTACGGCGTATTGCCCATACGATTTGTTTTGAAGACGATTCCAGTTTGAAATACAAAGTGCCATTACCATATCATCATGGAACGGTGTACGTGCTGCGTATCTCACATTACGTGTCTTCGGGTTATATGACATCTCAAACACTTCTAACTCTTGGTGTAACTCTGGTAAGAGGGCCGGACTAGGTATGCTAATCTGCTCTTCATTGAAGGCCAGTATCAGTGACTCTACTATATCATTCTTTGATTGCATACTAGTAGTAAACGGGTGTGTATCTTGCCACTGCTTCTTAATAGACTCAAATACAATTGTACCCATCGAGTTAGTTTCTATCATCACTGTGGCGTTGTATTTACGTGCTAAGTTTAAGATCTGCAATTGCATGTATGACCAATCCTTTTGATTATCTCTATACACTTCTACTACATTGCCCTGTTGGTCCATTGCAATGGCTACAGTGTAATCTGATTCTCTACCTAAGTCTACACCTATAAAGACTTTACCCTGTCTCTGTGGGTATCTATCGAATGTTGTGTTACCAAAGTTTGTGAATACCATTGACTCTCCTTCTAAGAACTCTCCTTTATACTCTGCTCTAAAGATAGCTTCTGGTAGTACTCGTTTGGCCGCCGCGATTTCTTCTTGATTAATGTATGGGTTATCGCCCTGCTCCATGCGTACTGAGGCATAGTTAGGGTACTCTGGATCTAAGCCTAGCTTGTACATTTGATAGAACCAGTCTCTACCACGAGGCGTCGAGAACAGACATATTTTTTTACCGAAAACTAGACCCGTAGGCTCTATTGCTCTACGGAAACTATCCTCTGATTGGTAAGAGGCTTCATCCATAAACAGGTATGAAAATGTATAACCTCTTAGTCCGTCTTCTCTTTCACTAGATCTAAAGTAAATCTTACTACCTGTCTTAAGTTTTATTTCATGATTAGAGAAGTTAGTAGTCTCTATTAAGCCTGAGTCTTTAATGGCTTCATATAGATCTTCCATTAGTTTTCTGGCTTGTTGGTATATTGGTGCTATGATACCTATCTTACTACCTTTATCATTTATACCATAGTATAGTATTAGATTAATTAGTAGAAGTGATTTGCCTTGTTGGCGCGGACTCACCACAGTGACATACTTCTCAGGGCCATTAACTATAGTGTTAATGACCCTAGTCTGTCCTCTATGTGGTCTAAAACCAGTTACCTGCATTTACTCTTGGTCTTGCTCTTGAATACGCTTATCTGAATCTATCGGTGGTCCAAAACCAAATCTTATCTCTTTAAAGATATCATTGCCATCTGCTCCTGTAACTTCTGTTCTCGCTAACGCAGGTACAAATCTTTCTGATAACTTAATAATTAAGTCCATTGCTTTAGCTGGATCTTCACTTGCTATCTGTGATAACCATGTGTCCATCTTAGGTAGATTGTTCTCTACTAACATAGCAAAAGCCTCTTTCATTATCTTAGTAGATTTATTAGGAGTTGTTCTACCTTTACGGTTTATGTTCGGGTCGTCTTTTTTAAAGGGCATCTTCTTTCAGTGCTTTATTTAATCCATCTAATGCTGCTTGAGCATGAGACTTCTTGGTTGCTTTAATAATTGCTACATGTTCTCCATTAGGTTTGAACGTGTACCGCTTTGTTTTTTTAGTCTCGTAGACTTTATACTCTTTCATAATGATATAATATTGTTTTTTTAGCGTTCGTTACACATCGCCCACATTTAGTAGGTCTTGTTGGTGTATTAGTTACATCACTGACGATCTCAAATATCATTGTGATCTCTTCTGGTGTGTATCTTCTACTAGTTGTAAGTAATAACATGTTATCTTTTACCCACTGTTTATGTTCTGCTTTCATAATTAAATATATTTATATAGTAAATTGGCGCTGATGCCGGTGATTGATGCATAAAGTAGACCTGCCCAACCGAATTGCATACAGAATGGTATAATACTTATCCATACTCCCATACACATATCACATCTAAATGGTTTGTCAGGTACTCTAGGCATGTTAAAGTGACTAATGAAGTCGACTAAGATGTTAGCCATGCATGCAAATCCTATTACTTGTACTATTTCATTCATAATCTATTCCATTTTGTTTTAGTTGTTCTTTAATATACTTCTTTGCTTCATCTACTGCTTTTGCAATTGATGTTCTAGGTATTTTAGTTCGGCGCGCGAGTGCAGAGAAGTTAGGCTCTTCGACCCACATTTTAAATAGACTTGCTCTAAACCATAGATGGTCTTGGTCCATCATGTCATCTAAGCAACCTTGGATCGCCTCCACCGCATTATCTTGCTCATGGTCATATTCATCTACATCTTGATGGTTAGCTGCCTTAGAACCATAGTTTTGTACGTAGTCTACGTAATCATTATCTTGCATGTCATTACGATCTGGCTTCAGTGAATGTACTCTACCCTTCTGTCTGTAGATAGTATGGTATGCACTTGTACTAGAATTAAAACTAATCCACATAATACCTGATAAGAATTGCATTCCTCTACCTTCATCTACTAACTCTTGACCACGATCATGTGTAGCAAACTCTGTAATAGCAAAGTGACCTACATCTTCCCATTCCGGGTTAGATTTACATATCTTTTTAGCCATTAGCATGATATCATCATACCGTGTTTCTAAAAAAGTATTCATTAGTAGTCAACACTATTTTTTCTACCTCTACTTGTAAATTGAAAAAGTTCTTTATCCATCTTATACATTGGTGTATAATGTGGTCTACGTTCTTCATCTAAGCTAAAGTCATCTTCTTCTAATAAGTTATAGTTAGTTATACCCATTAGGTAAGCCCATCTTACATGTGACTCTGGTTTTGTTAACTTTACAATTCTAGAATCATTCTTTGCGTTTTTCATATAGAATACGAAGTGTTGTCTAGATAGTTTAGCTATCTTACAGTCTTTACTATCTACTTTATCTAATAACCATTCATGTAGATTAACTACTTCGCGGTTTAGGATACGTCTAACATCAGAGCCATATACATCTAATGGTTTATCTCTTAGTCCATACTCTATCAATATTCTACGTAAGAATGCAAATAACATGCAAACACCTTCATCCTCGCTGTTTACCCAGCCAGGTACTCTGATTTCTATTTCCATGTTATATTTATCAGGCTCTTAATGATTCGCCTTTCATTTCAATGATAGTACACATTTCTTTAAGACGATCTGCAATTGGTGTGCCATACCTATCAGCTAATTCCTTAAGAGTTAAGTTAGTTGATATATGTGTTTTATATCCTGATTGAATAAATACTTCATAACGAAAATGTAGTAAGTCATGTAATGGTGTAATGTTATCACCATAGTTTGATACGGTTGTTCTCTCGCGTCCTAAATCGTCAATATACATATCATGCATAGAATACTTATTAATGTAGTCAGTACCGTTCTTAGCAATAACTGAAGCGTATTGGAGTGCGCTACCATGCCACATCGTTTTAGTATATGGTCTCATTGCTGTAGACTTACCAGTACCATTAGGTCCGTATAACATTAGTCCTTTCTTTTGATCGCTATTAAAGTAATCTTTTACTCTATCTTGTGGTTTTGTATTAGTCATAATATGTTTTGTTTCTGTCTGTGAATGATGCTGCGTTATTGATTGTGTCATTAGTTATAGTTGTCTTTTTTGTTTTTGTTTCATCTTCGGCGGCGAGCCAAGCTTCTGTATAACATTCTTGATCTATATAGTTTTGTAAAGACTTTACGTATGCACCTGCTTGAGTTAAGTATCTTTT